CTCTGGAATTCGTCGCTCACGGTTACGTAAACGTTGGACTCCTTCTGGGCGTCGCCAAGGCCGTTGACGAACGCGGCCGGCACGAGCTCACTCCCCTATCCACCTGGTATGACTGGGCGGTGATGGGAGCAATGAGCCCTAAACGTGCCCATAACCTCTTCCTCCACTACCACGGGGAAGAGCTTCGTCGTCAGACAAAGTTCGGAAGACACACTCTGAACCTTTTCGCCCACCCCTTCTTAGGGGGTTTGGGTTTCAAGGTCCCGGAGGGCGTCGAACCGCGCTTCTCTGAGCCCCAGCGCTCTCTCGCTGCTCGTCTCCTTGCCGCCGCGCAGCAGGGATACGTCGGACCAGTTGAGGATCATCCTCTCAAGCCCTTCGCCTACCTCACAGGCCCGTCAAATGGCGCACCGTCCCTTGGAACCCAAGGAGCTCGACGCACCGTTACGACTGACCTTGAGGCCCCGATTGGCCCTCTGGACCGCGGCCAGGCACCCTTCAAGCCCGACACGTCCGTTCGAGCGACGCCACTAGCCTTGGCGATGGGTGACCCGGAGAAGGTGTCTCTCACACCTTCCTGTCGCCTCTCCAACGGGGAGTTGCGAGGTCTACTCAAGGCCTCCAACCACGGTCGAACCACCATGCTCTCGCCCTCGGCGATGACCTCCTTTCCCTACCGCGTTGTCTCTTACGACGAGGAATGGATGGAGCGGTGGCTCTCCCTTTCGCAGCCCGGCTGGGACTTCGGTTTCAACCAGCCTGCGGACCTTCCCATCATGGAAGATCCCATCCCCATTGCTCTCCCCGTAGCAATGGTCTCTGAGTCGCCCGTCTTTGACGACTCATGGGAGGATTCGCCTCCCCCTTCTCCAGTCGTTGGTCCCACTGTCCGACACACCCTTCCTCCTCCCCACCCGGGTAGGATCAGGGCGCGTCAGGCACGAGCCAATAACATAGCACAAGGTCTCCACCACGACAACACCCCGAAGGAGCGTACGTCACGGTGGTCTCGCAAGTACTAAACTGGAGTCTGCACGGCCTAGTGATGCCTCTAAAATCACAGGGAGTCCATGCGTGGTTCATTCTGGCCCAAAACGGTGTCTTACGACTTAATACTTCCGTGCTAACCAAAATGCCGAACGACTGCACGGCGCCCCTGACTGAGAGATAAATTAAGATAAATCTTCTCTCTTTCGGGACGCATGGATGGACAGTCTCCGCGTTGTGTCGGGCCTTCCCCACTACACAACATGGTTCAACAACGAACCTCTATGCCCTCTCGCAGAAACGATGAAACCCAGAAGATCTCTAAAGTTCTTCAAAAGCTAGGCAACAAAGTCAATCAATTGGACCTTGCCCTGGCAAAAGCCAAGACCTCTAACAAAGGTCCCGCCCGATTTGGACGGAAACTTGGAGGCCTTATTGGCCAACCAGGCCTCGGAGCCCTCGCTGCCTCTCAAGGCGCGAAGCTCTTCGGTCACGGCGACTACATCATCAAGAATAACTCTGTGATGAATCCTAACGCTACTCTACCCCTCTTTCAAGGGGAACAAGGAACGCGATTCATCCACAAGGAATTCATTGGTGATATCAAGTCTGGTCCAACCCTGCTCTCAGGATCGACCTCCTTTGACGTCGCCACCTACGACCTCAACCCGTCTAACGCGGCCCTCTTTCCGTGGCTATCCCGGATCGCACACCTGTACGATCAATGGATCCCGAATGGGCTCGTATTCGAGTTTCAGTCCACCAGTTCTGAGTTCAATGGCGTTGGCCAATCACTCGGTGCTGTCATTCTCTCTACAGATTATGACCCCTACGACCTTCCACCAGCATCTAAACAGATCATGGAGAACTCTCAGTACGCAGTGTCTTCACGACCCTGCGACAGTGTGAGGCATGGATTAGAGTGCGCTGTGTCTTCACGACCAACGCCTATCCTCTATACCTCGTCACAAAACGGAGCTCCTCTAACTTCTGTCGATCTTGGAAAGTTTTCCATCGCAAC